ACCTCAGCGTCAAGGTAATGGTTGCCGCGGCGGCTGCTTTTCTTTTCCCATTTGCCCGTTTCCAGTATCTTATGCTCCGAGGTTAATTGATTCAGGTAATCATCGTCTGTGTCTTTGTGCAGCATAAAGCTACCCGGGCCGTTTTCCCGCTGCAATCTGGCGGCAATCATATCTTTGTATTTATTGGTATCAACAATAATCAGCCTTTGCCCGTTTGCTGTACTGCCTATTTTGTTAACCGTTGATATTTTATAATGGCTGTACATAGTGCCGGATGATCCTTTTATGGATACTGCCCATTCATTGTTGACCATGCAGAATTGATACACATCGTCGGTCTGGTCCCCGGAATCCACCGCGCACAAACCCACAATAAAAGGCGTTCCGTCTTGTTGTTTGTATTCCATGTTCATAATGTATTCAATATCGGTAAAGCTTAAGACTTGCCCATAGTCAATACACTGGCTGGTCATCTGGGCACCCCAGGCGCGTATTACGTAATACAGTGACTGCTGCTGCACGTCTACACCTGCGGTAATCATCTGTGCCCAGGACGGCACCAAAGTGCGGACGTTATCCGTCTCCCGTTCTTTAGCAGCGTCCTGATCCAATTCGCTCCTGGCTTCTACCCAAGGTTCGCCAAGCCAGGAGTTAATAAAATTATGCAGCAGCTCCGGGTTGTCTTGAGCTTCAAGCCACTTGAGCGCTATCTGTTCAAACGTCACAAACGGTGAGTAAAACGTGTTCATCCAAAAGGCAATACGTTCACGGCGCTGTCGATTTTCTTTATACACATCCCAGCGCACTGTCTTTAGCATAGCCATCCTTTGATGCTCTAAAATCACACACCCGCATTCATTGCAGACATATCTAACATCGGTTACATCAGTGCCGGTTTTCGTCCATTTCAGGTATTTAAAATGGAGTTCAATAAACTCACCGCAGTGCGGGCACTTAACCTTAGGTTTTTTAATTACGTCTGCATGCTCCATAGCCTGCCAGATACGGCCATACTTAGTTGTTGGAGTAGACGCTTTAAAAATCTTGTGATCACGAAATGTTTTTATGCGCTCCTCCGCTAACGCTAATACATCGCCCTCATCTTTAAGAGCGTAGGTAAATTTATCAACCTCATCAAAAAACAAATTCTTAATAGCTTTTGACGCTAATTTTTGAGCGACTCTTGCACCGGTTAAATAAAGTGTCATCCCGGTAAACCGTTGCTCCAACACTTTACTTTTAAGCTCGTTATAACGGCCACGCAAAACAGGTGACAGCTCAATCATAGGCTGGATCTTGTTTTGAGATATTGATTTAGCCGCACCATCATCAGGATAGACAACCATAGTAGGAGCCGGACACTGATCGATAATATAGCCTAAAATATTTTCCATTGTGCTGGTCCCGCCTATTTGTGACGGCTTAACAAAAACAACCTCTCTTACCTCAGGATTATTCCAGGCGTCCATAATATCAACCAAATAAGGTGTTAACCGGTTAGACCAACGGCCCGGAACAGCGCTACTATTGTCCAGTCTTCGGTTTTTTGCTGCCCACTGACTTACTAGTAGTTTTTCGTTTGGCTTTAACAGTTTTAGCATCTTCCTCAGCGACTGGAGCACCGGCTGTTTGATCGTCATCGGCATCATCATCCTCACTGCTTTGGATCATATCTAAATTAAAAGAGGCCAGCGAGTTAAGTATATCGTTGACCTCTGTATCTATGATTTTGGCTATATCGTCCATATCATCGTTGCTAACCAATTCAGGCGCTAAACGCTGCGATAAATTAACCATACTAGATTTAAATTCCATCAGCACTATTGCCCAAGCATCTTCTACGTCAGAGGCGTCAAAAGACATCCTCTTAAGTTTGGCCAGCTTAATATCAGACATCTCTAACGCATTTTTAGATATTGCCTGTTTGATTTGTTCGTGAGTGGCCTTTTCGGCGTTAAGGTTACTTGTCCTATCGGAGCTCTTACCCTTACCCTCGTCGAACTTAAATTTGACATATTCGTGGACGCAAAACGCTAGATCATATCTAGCACCATTACTATTACCATCACGTGCCATAAACATATTGTACTTATTTGCCAGCTGACGAATCTGGCGCATACCAACGCCTAATATGGTAGCAAGTTCCTGTTGAGTAACCCACATAATTTCCAATATTTACACCAACCTTGCAAAGGGTAGAATTTAACAATATATTGCTGGATTTCGGTATTTGGTAATTACATTTTTTTACACATAAAAAAAGAATGCGCGCCCCCTTACCCGCATTGGGGTTAATTGTCAGAAGGACCCGGTTGACAAATTTTTTCAAATAAAAAATATTTTTCCTGTCTCTAGCTGCCATAAAATACAATATACTACCAAATACAAAAGGATTCCCATGCACATACATAGAATGGGTGTTGGTAAGCCAAGGAAAGGAGTGATAGCATGGCCGACAAGAATCCTCCTGTTGACTCCCCAAAGCCAACAGGAGATACATTCCGGCGGGACGGAAGCGGCACACAACCGTCCAATACGCTTGCAGCGCTAAAAGCAACAAAGCCGCCCCAAGACACACCAGCACCCGACAAACAAAAACCTTGATCAGCTCAAGCCTTAGATCTATTTATTGCTTGATGAAATTCCTCTGTATCATATATTTTTATAAGCGTGTTACTCTGTGTGTCATAGTACACGCTTTTTATTTTTTGTAGATATTTTTGCCACTCTTTCAATTCTTCTATACCGTCAATTGTTATAGTTTTCTCGCTGCCACCATCAGAAAAATGCCTTAGCAGTCCTTTATATGACCCTTTGTCGCCACAAACTATTTCGATCACTGGTTCATCTTGATTATCAAAAGTTTTTTGCCAGACACTAAACGCAGATCTTTCTGCTTTACCGAGTTTCTTTCTGAGCCAATTAATAAGCTTTGCACTTATTGAATAATCTTTTTGCTGCCAAGTTATAATGAATCCCACGACTAACCCAGCTACCGAAGCTACAGCAATATACGCCAACACAAAAGGCAAAGAATCAAAACGCGCAATTAATCCGCTCAAACTATCCATGCCCTGCACACTGTACTTAAATACCACCCCACCTAGCCATATTAATAACCAAGATAAACTTAATGCAGGGATGTTATATAGCAACGCTTTAAAAATCCAGGCATAATCCATCACCTGTTTATCATCAAAAAGATTTAGACATTGAACTACTAAACGTGCAATTAGTCCAGGTAAAAGCAAAAACAATACTTCTATAACCCACATATACACCAACACCTTTCTATTCTCATTCTATCATCCGTACTTAATCACCCGCAAAATAAAAAGCGCCCAGGGCATGCAACCTGAGTGCTTTTATATGTTATATGTGGAGGATGTATGTCTTGGCTTTGACTGATGCATCATACATTATTGACAATATCAATATACCATGGATAGGGGTGTTATAGTGTGGCAATATTTTTTACCATATTTTTATTGAGCCAATTCAAGCCATCACGCTTTAACCGCTGAACATGCCAATAACTATAATGCATATCGACAGCTATGCGCTCTATAGTATAGCCCAGCACATATTTGCTGTAAAGCACATTGCGTACCCTGCCCACCGGCAATGAATTAATTACAGCCTCTATTTCAGCTAATGCCTTAATCATATCCTTTATATCATTTGCAAGCTCAGCCTGCAGGTCCAGCATCTTAGCAAGGCTGTCGGTGTAATCGGTCTTACTGCCGGGCATACCTGTAAGTATAGGCGTAATGTGCTTTATCGTATCCTGTAGCTGCTCAATCTGCCTTTGCTTAAGTAATACCAACTTTAGAATATCCTGATACGCATATAGGTTAATCAAGGCGCGGCCTCCTTTTTACTCTGTCGGTTTGCTCGCTAATTCCAGCTCAATCAAGAATGCAATATTACACGCTGCATGCCAAAGGTGAGGTAATCCTGACTCTGCATCTACGCCATCAGTATCACGCAGATAAGCCACTATATGACGCATCATAGCGTCCCGGTAGCGCTCAGGCTCAACCTGTTGCCAATTGCCCTTGTCTTTATACTTAGCCACACCGTAAGTCCGAATACAGCCTACAGCCTCAATAATACCTGGTGGCACTAACGCCAAACGCGGCTTGCCTGCATCATTTTTAAGCCTCTGATCCAGTATAACCGCTGGTTCGTCTTGTGATATATCGGATATTACTGCTGGTTTATTTGCTATGTCGGATGCTACTATCTCTTTGCTTTTTTGTTTACGTGCCTCGCCTAATGTGGGGGTGACTACCCCGATGTCGTTTAACCACTGCTTAGCTGCCCTATGCCCAACTTTAAAACGCTTACACACCTGATTAACTGATCCAAGCTCATCGTATATTTGCCGTAATTCCGCAGGCGATACCGGACATTCTTTTTTTACCGGCACTTTTTTATCCCCTTTCAGACAATGTCCCCAGTTATAACGTCCTCTCCAATCACGCTTTTGACTCTCCCAGGTAGATGTATCAGCTATTTCATCCGTCCACTTTATGCTGCCGTCTGGCTGTAGCTTACCGATTTTTACGGGAGATAGCCCCGTTTTTGAAGTGTCTTTTAGTGGCACTGGTGTGCCGCTAATGCGATGAGACCCATTTGCTATACGCATGCTACTCACTCCAAATACCTGCATTCCATTTTTTACTACTTATATCCAAAAAGCACTAATTATTAACATAATTATCTAAGACTAGTTAACATAATTTTACACTACACTGTCACACTATCACTTTAACACACTAAAGGATTTTGTTATATTTTTACTTTTATCGTTATGCTTTGCTGATCTATCCCACTGATTGAACATGTTAGTGGGATAAATCCTAAACCCCGCAAGGGGCTGTTTATAAGACTTTCTTGCTTTTTTATCCTTATCCCACTGATCTTTTACAACATACCCTATAAAAAAACATACCCCTTAAAACGCTTTAACGTACTAAAGGATAAAGGGATGGTAAAAAGCTATAGGGAGATATATATTAGTGGGATAAGTGGGTTACTGGGATAATATATATATCAAGCCTTATATATGCTGGCTTTTTAAGATCTAAACTTTATCCCACTAAAATCCCGGTTATCCCACTAATAGCGAAAATCAAGAAATAATCTTGACAACCCTAGATTGAATACCTTTGATCGTCTTACCTTTCTTATCGTAACGAATCATGTTGCCATCCCTATACACCTCAATATACCCCGCTTCGCCCCATTCCTTGAGTATCTTCCTGGCCGATGAATACCTGCTATTAATCCATTCGTTTACCTTAGAACGGATAACACAAAGTTTGCCCGGGGCTTCTTCGTAGCCGTACATCTCACCCATGCTGGAAACATTAAGTCTATCCGACACTAATACCAACCAGTCACGAAACTCTAGCCAGGCCCTTTCGGATTCGCTGGCCTCTAATCGTGTGGGTAATGCCTCTAAGATCTTGCTGGCACAAGCCACAGGCCCCGCTACATCATGCTGGTCAAACAACCACACACCGACCAAGTAATCGGCAGTAGCTACAACCGCTACAGCATCTATATGGCTGTCTATATGGTCACCGAAACGAGCTGTTAACTCTTGCCGGATATTTTGATATAAACTCACTATTTCACCCTTATCGGTTTGTGTAAGCTGTCTAAGAAACTGAGCTCCCGCATGGCCGTGACACTTGGGTAGTCTGGCATATAATGATTTAGCAAACTCTTGCGCATCTACTAATGGCCCTTCGGTTATCTCCAGTACTCTAGTCATCAGTCCGCCCAGCGAAGACGCATTAGTCAGCTCACCCTCTCCTGTAGACAGAGCTATTGTGCGCCATGAAGCGGTTTTTTGTAGGCCTGTTTTTGTGCCTCTGCCTTTGCCGCGTCCTTCCGCGATCATGTACAGCAGCGGGTTAATATCCTGCTTAGCAAATTTACCCAACAACTCGCGTTCATTAATGGGAAGCGGTAAGTCATTAGAAAAAGCCGCCATGCGCTCAATGCTGGTCTGTGATGCATTAAAACTGCCTACCAATGTCCTAGGGTTACCCCATACCGATAATGCTGCCCATAAAGTAGCTGTTTTGCCTGATTGTGTAGCGCCTGAACTGTGTATAATAAAATTACGCTGATCTAATATTTTAAGTAACGGAGCGGCAAAACTCGCCGCTAACATAAATCTTGCCCTTGGGTATCTACGTAAAACCTGCATAATACTTACCCAGTCATTTAATGACCCGGCAGTTGTATAACCCTCGACTATCTTTTTGCATCCTTCGTCATCTATATCTAAAGCGTATTTGTCGCTGTAAGTAGGCAATATAAAATCTTTCCCTCGCCAACCAAGTTTTGAAACCGCTTGCACTACTGGTATGGTGTCAATATTACGATCTATTAGATTATCCAACCATTTAACCAAATGCTTGCCGCTTTCAGACGTCACCGATACACCATAGTCTGATAATTGCATAATACGCCGCGCATCAAATACAGTGGATCGTGGCATTATGATCTTTCTCCAGCCTTTGAGATACCAAAAGGCAAGTTCTAGTTTTTCGTTTAAACTGTCAATATTAAACAGCCGCTTAGTCACAATAACAACATTACCTGAGGCTTTATATTTCTGCTGGTCACCTGAATCTGTGATTTTTACATGATAAATATTGCCATCGGAGATCGTAAAATTAATTGGTATAACTAAATCAATAGGCGAATTCCCTATAAAATGGCTCAAAAGAGTTACATCTCCTGCTTGTGTAAGATGTAATCCTGTTTGTTTTTGCCGTTCGTGCTTTATCGCCTTTTCTAGGTCATGTAAATTGACAGTGCCCTTGCACTTGTCTTTAAATAAGGCATACTCCGCCGGGGCATCTTTTTTTAATACGGCCAAAGCACCTAATATATCAGGAGTCATTACTGTTTTAGTGTCTATGGTTGCTATCATTGCAGTCTTAGCCTTAGCCTGTGGTAGTTTGCCCAGGCTCCACCCACAGGGTGCATTTACTCCGCAACCCTCTCTTGGGCAACCGCTAAAACCTAGTACATTAGCGATATAATCACACCCTTGAGGATTCATCACCTCAAGTGCTTCGTTAATTTTAATCTCTGTTTTTCCCGGATCGTAAGTGTCTATTGTATTTTTTATCAGCTCATGAGTTGCAGTTATACCATCGCTTGCCCTGACTAGATTAGTCACTGCTGCCATTAATTCAGGGTATTTTACTTCATCACCTAACAAACACATGCGCATAAATGCACAATTAGCAAACATAAGCCCTGCTGGTCCATCTGTAGGTTGACGTTTAAATCCTTCTGCACGGTGTTTGGGTTGATTTGTGGTTATATTTGTTATATCGGGCAGGTTATCAAAATCTGACGGGTTATACCTTACTTTATCGTCGTAATGTAAAACCTTAACTTGTTGGGGTTGATCAGGGGTTTTATGATTATATGTGCCTGGGACACGTAGAATACGGCTTAAATCAGACGTATTATCCAGTCCCCACCCCTTCCCTTGGTAAGCTTGTCTAATGGCATTTTGCAGGCTTCTAACGATCCTAGAGGCTATTTGTCGCTCTGAATCGTTTTCAATTTCCAGGCATTCACGCCAAAGCCAATATACATGCAGACCATACCCGCTCCAAACCATCATTGTCGGAGCGGGTATGGTTTCAGGAAAAGCCGCTATAGCCTCTTGTATATTAGCTGGCAAGCGGCTATCTTTGTGACTATTTCCGGCCAGGTCAATATCTACCCATAAGCCAGGTATGGCCGCAATATCTGATGCTTTAGCTCGGGCACTTGCACCAAGTTGTTTTTTGGTTGCTCCCAGGCCAAAATACACATCCCTGTCCTGGCTCATTGACATAGCCTTATCCTGCATTGCCGCTAATTCATCGACTTTAAATGAGTATGTGCGCTTATCTTGTGCAGTCCACAGATAAACGTAATAATCACCAGATAAAGTACCGAATAATGCATCTAAAAAGTTAGTCATAATTTTGCCCTCTATAAATCATCTCTGCTTCTTTTGGTGACCTGGCTATACCGGTATATGCGCCTAATTGATGCATGACTGATAGAAAATGTTGTTGCGGCTTGGATGTTTTGCCGGTTTTAGATTTTACCTCAACAAAGACAGCCTTTCCGGTATTGGTAACCCCAAACAGGTCGGAGAATCCCGCAGGTACCCCAGAAACAAACCTCCGGGGGTTAATAAGGGTAATTGTCCCATCAGGGTTTTTAATTGCCTTGTCAGCCGTCCAGGCGGTGCCCACATTAACCCGGAAACACACGCCTAGCTTTTGCTTAGCGATATGCACCCGAATATTGCTTTGTATTTCGTGCTCTGTCATGTTTTATCGCCTGCCTAAATGCTTAAGTTCAGCCATTTTATTGATCCAACCTAATCTATAGCCTCGTGCAATAGCAATCTGCTCTAACTCTGGAATGGATTTAGCGTTTTTGATTTCCTGTTTTTTGCGTTGTCGCTCTAATTCGTCAATTTTAACCAGCTCGCCATCTAATTGGGTCACCTGGGTACGCTCCTCGACCGGATAGATATAGCCACATTCCGGGCACTTAGGCCCTGGTCTGTGAGCAGCAAAACACTTAGGACATTGCCGTAGCAAAAATTCACGTTCCTGTTTAGGTTTTTTTGGTGCTGTTTCCAGCGTCCAGATACGATCCTCATCCGGTAAACCATGCCGGTAACAGTTCCCCACATGATCAATGATTATTGCCACCTTATCTGGATTGTCCGAAGGCCGCATAGGGCGCATACTCTGTTGTACATGCAGGGTAAGTGATTGTGTCGGTCTAAGTAAAATTACAGCCTCCATGTTTGGTACATCAAAGCCCTCTGATATAAGGTCTACATTGGTAATGATCTTAAATTCGTCACGACGGAAGCGGTCAATAAGATCTTTGCGGATATGTCTATTGGTCTCGCCATCAATATGCATTGCTGCAATACCTGCTTTGCGGAATAACTCCGCTGTATGTTTAGAATGCTCAACGCTTGAACAATAACAAACCGCCTGTTTACCCGCCGCCAGTTTAGTATAGGTCTCAATTGCATCACCAATTACATTAGCCTGATCCATAGCGTAGGCTACATCAGATTTAACATACTCACCGTACTTGACCCGCACGCCGTTTAAGTTGGCCTTGACCGGTGGAGCATAATATTTAAACGGCGCTAACCGGCCGGAGGTAGTTAATTGTTTAACTGTTGGGCCAATTGTTAACGAATCAAAAATATCACCTAGTCCGTCGCCACCCATACGCATAGGAGTAGCGGTTAAACCAACCACACAACTGTCCGGATAAAACTGTAAAAGCTTAAGCCAAGAAGACGCTTTACAGTGATGAGCTTCGTCAAATATGATTAAATCGGGAGCTTGCATTTGTTCTAAACGGCGAATTATACTAAAAATACTGCCTACTTGTACCGGCAATGAAAAATCCGCCGGGTAACCTGCAGCTATTAAACCATGATGTACACCCATATCTATAAGGGCTTTACTGCTCTGGTCAATTAATTCCGTTCGATGTACAGTAAACAATACTCTTTGACCACGGCTAGCGGCACGTGCCGCCATATGCGCCATAATAACTGTCTTACCGGCA